CAAACGCCTTGGCACAATATGATCAATATGCAGTTTGCCTTCAGTCTCGCCACATCTTTGGCAGCAATAGCCATCACGCATCAGTATGCGTTGTCGAATGGCTGCACGTTTGGCACTGCTACCACCACTCCAGATGCTTGCCATTTAATACCACCCATGCCTTTGATGGAATCTCCATGCGTTGCACATTGAACCATAACGCACATTAATGTAATGGATCGTACTATCAATCTGACGATAGGAATCAAGACGTTTGTAATGCTTTGACTTCATCTGCCCTAATCCGTAGTGACTCCCGTTAATTGCCTTTGGATTCCATCTGGACTCTTTGTTAATGATGGCAATGAAGCAATGAGTTTGCTTGTAGTTAATGATCCGTGAATGTGCATATAGTTTCAACATATCCGCATCACTAGCTTGTGCAGGTTGCACGTTTATTGCTGATGAGCCTAGTAATAGGCAGACCCCTAGCATTAGCTTCAAACTTCGCTGCGAGCTACACCGGCACACCGGCTCTCGCGAGAGCATGAAGCGTACCGAGAGTGTCAAGCGAATCCATGAATTGTGGATAACTTGAGCAAGGCCTCGGCGTGTTGTCCACAGGTTATCCACAGGCATCAGTCTTTACCCCATCCAGTACCCTTGAAATGGATTGGTGCTGATGTCCAGATTCTTTCCATGGCAACTAGGCAGTAATCGCATCCGGGAGTAGATAGATCGTCCTCAAACCCGGATTTGATTCCTTTAATCGCTGAACACACTGGACATCTAAACTCATACGTTGGCATCTTCATCCTTGAATAGTTGGATACCTAGAACCCCGCAGCTCATGCACTCTACGCAATGAACGTTAGGTGGCAATGTGTCAGTGACTTTGACTATCTTGTGATCGGTTGATTTCTTTTCAACCCTACAATCAAGCCGAATAATTTCTAGCATAAATGCTCCTATTCAAATTCTCAATGGGATTTAAATCGCTTGGATTAATCCAATATGAGCCGTCAGATCGCTGTCTTGATGGCCTGCGTGCCATTCCTATAGGTATCCATCCGATAATGTAGTAATCCGGAGAATTGCCAGTGACCAGCACTGCAATATCCGTTGCCCTATCGCGATCACGTAATATCAAACATCCGTTTTTCCATGGTGTGTGCTTGATTTCAAGATTCCATCCCACGTCAGCTTGATTCTTGAAAGTGTTCACTGTTGGCTTCCATTCATCAATTCCAAAGTATTTGGCCACTGCATTTTCTGCGCCAATAGCTTCCCCGGATCGTGCTATATCTTGGAATAGATTCAATTTCTGAACACTGTAATCGTTCATGCCTTCTGATCCAGTTGCACGATCTAGCGCAGCTCTTGCACACGCCATTTCCTCATCGTGATTAAGTTTGACCGGAATCATTTGCACTCTTGGCAAAACCATAGAATTGTCAATCCTTCTGCTTTTTCATGGCGGCCAAATTCAAGTGGTTTCCACTTTTCGCATTTATCACACCAGTCAATTGCGATGGGTTCATTTCTGATTTCTGTCCCATCTTGCTCAATGATAAGTGATTCACCATTTGGCTTTTGAATGTATAGCTCTCCCATCAGATTTGCTCCTTCCATGATCCGTCACTGGTCAGAACCATCCAAATTGGTTTGCATTGGTTGGCCTTGACTTTCTCCACGCAAACAAAGCCTCGATAAGGTTTGCCTGTTTTGGGTGATAGGCCTTCTTTGAGAATCATGTGCCCATGTGGACAGATAGGTGACTCAGCTTCTAACTTGCCACCCAATTCTGACTTAATCTGATCCACCGCTGTTTTGGCTGATGTAAAGCCTTCTTCCCATATTGGCTTTGCCCATGGATCATCTTCCACAAATGCTTTTGGCATCGTCTCCACCTGTTGCATGGATTCCAAACTTGGCTTTGTCTCTGTGCCTAAAACTACGCTGGCACATCGTCCAATTGCGCTGCTGACTGTATCTTCTACATACCAGCGTTTCATTTGTACGTTATATGCCCCCACCATGCCATGTGCGTAGTCGATAGCGGCAGGCTTCTCATCTTCATAATGACGATAAATTCTGCACTCGATGAGTATGTAACCCTTTTCTGGATTCCAGTCGATGATGGATGTCTCAATCCGATTGGTTGGATATGTGGCGTGCAGTCGAATTACTTTTTGATTGACTGTTTCGTAATTGTCTAAGAATCCGGCCATTTACTTGCTGCCTTTACGTGCCATGATTTTGCCTCTGACTATGCCAACGGCTTTACCTTCGCGAAATCCGAATGTGTAGCCTGCCATGAAGCCGCCGGATACCCCGATGAGCAACCATGCTGCGGTCTCTTGAAATGTGTACATTTTGTCTCCCGATGGGAGCTTGTCGATTCTCCCAAGACATAATGTGAAGCATCAGTCTGACATTTGCAAGAATCCCGCGTGAAATACGGCGTGTCTAATTCCGATTGTGGTCGTTAAGATGCTGGATAAGTAATGCTCGGATTTCTCTTACATCGTGGCGCAAGCCCTCAGCAAAGCCATTAGAGACTGGCCGTGAATTGCGTTCAGACTTAGCTGCGAAAATGGCAGCGATGGCAGAAATAGTCGCGGCGGCTATTACGCCAACGGCCTGAATTGTCTCGGTCATTTGGCATTAATACCAAATTGCTTATCGTTTGGATTTAAATAACGAATAATGACGGGAATTACTGCTGCCCCGGCAGCTGTCAAAATAGCTTTTGGATCAGTTACACCGGCCATGTACACGGCAAGACCTGAAGCGAGGAAAGACCTTGCCCAACTAGCTGCTAAAGACTTAAATTCCTTCATTTTCTTTCTCCAATTTTGCTATCAGCAAAGCGACTTTTGCTGGTGGTAGTGCAATTTCAAAGTGCATTTCATCTTTGCGATTTTTGTAATCGCCACCCCAAATCAAACCATATTTTTTGGCAAGTGCCCGGATCATTGGAACTTTCTCGTTTGGGAATGTCCCAACTTTACCCAAAGGATGTTTTGTGGAATTAAGATCAATAGCCGTGCCCGATGAATGGTTGGAGAGCTTCCCCACATCTCCACGGACATTGCGATAGCAATATCCCCAATCATCGAGACTGCCCCCATCGATTGACTCGATGAAAGTATTAAATTCTTTTGCAAATCCAACCAGCAAAGGTGAAACCGCTTCAGCACACTGAAGTTTAATTGTTGTCCCCGGAATGAGATAAGCCTTGATAAAAATCTCAGCTTTATCTTTAGATGCTGGCCATCCGTTTGCTGAAATCATCCAAGTAACAGTTTTGCTTCTTCTGAAGTAATGCCCAAACGATCTAAAAGTGCAGATTTTGAAGCTTCAGCGTTTGCCTTTTGTTGCAAGATGGCAACCGCTGCCTCTTTATCCGTTTTCAATTGAGCCAATTCCTCAGCGTTCATATCTCTGATTTCTTCTTCGCCAGTTTCAGCATTAACAATTTTTGTCTGTAATTTATTCATATTATTTTACTCCATATACGTAAACAGTTCCGCCTGCAAATGTTGCACCACTATTCGAAAAAACAGTAATAGAAGAAACTGCTGCGCTTGCATTATATTTTCCCCATACTTGTTGACCAACCAAAGCAGTTCCTGTATATCCTTGACCAATTTCTGAATAAGCTATATTTGAGGTGTCTGTATATTTGATTATATTCATTTCAAATGTCCCTTTATTTGACCAAGTAGTGCTTGTTCTTAACGCTGTACCTAAAATCATATTAGATGTAGCAACATAGCCGCCAAGTGCACTTCCAGCAAAATCAAAATAAAGATTTGTATAATTTGAAGCCGTATCGCCATTGAATCGAAATCTTAAATCATCAGTTCCTGAACCAATATAAATATCTTTTCCGTAAACAAATAGATTTGTATAACTTCCTGAAATAGATGAGATAGTTACCGAACTACCTGAAAGTGATGTTGTTGAAAGTAAAGTCATTCCACCGCCACTAGCTGGTGTTGCCCATGATGGAGCTGTTGCGCCGCCATTGACTGTCAAAACTTGCCCGGCAGTACCAATTCCTAACCGCGTGACCGCACTTGATCCGGTTGCATAAATTACGTCACCGGCTGTAGTGACTGTCGATTTTGGAACTGCCGCTGCTGCCAAATCATAAGAAGATTTTACAGCTGTAGGTGTGGCGGCCAAAACTGATGAAGTCGTTGATGTTGAATCAGAAAGTTGCACTGATCCTTTTTGTGTTGTACTTGCATCTTGAATTCCAACTGTGATTGCTCCGGATGTACCGCCGCCAGTTAGCGGGGTCGTAGCAGTAACGCCGGTGATGTCACCTTGATCGTTAGCTATCCACGCAAAATCCATATCAGCGTTTGTTGCTTTTGAAAGAATTTGCCCAGTCGTACCGCCAAGCAAATCAGCCATTGATGTGGCAACCGCTTGCCCAAAGACTTCAAAATCTGCGGGCAGGTTTGTCACCAAGTCCGTATTTTCTGGCATCTGCCAACTAAATGGTGTTGTTGGATTACTCATATTTTCTCCTTATGCGACTACCAGGGCATTTTCCCACGTGAGAGTGCCCACAATGGTATTCCAGTGTTCCGACACGCTGACATCTTCCCATTTCATCGCCTGCAACGAATAGGCCAATGGTGATAAAAGTGCCGTGACTGAAATCGTGTTATATCCGGCAGACCACTGCCATCCCTCTACAAAACCGGCATATTGTCCTGCCGTCATATTTGCTGGCAAATCTGAAATCCGAAGTGGCAGTCCCATAAATATATTGATAAGAGCATCTCGATCTGCATTGTCAATTTCTGGATTTGTTAGCTCAAAAGTAATGGATTGCATCATAGGCTGCGGAAATGCACGTAATTTTAAGTAAAATGCAGCTTGAGCTGTTGCATCCCCTGCATTGAATAAAGTGGTTGAAATAATTTGAGCAAGCCGTCCAAAGACTGCAACTGATGCCAAATTTTCTGCATTAACTTCACTACTGGATGTTGATCCATATTTAATAGTGACGTCATTTCTCACGTCACCGGCTCTCGTTTGAATTTTGATGCCGGGAGCAAGTGCTTGTTTAGCTGAAACATCTGTATAACCATTAATGGCCAAATACTGCGATCTGTGTGTTGAGTCGGCATAAGAAATTTGACCTTGTGCATTTTCATAGATATATCCAAGGCCTGATGTCGCAAGAGCTGAAACCAGTGAATAAACGTCTGTCGTTCCAGCTGCTCTGTGGGCTAAATCGTAATTGCCTGGCGTGTCAATTTCTCCGAGTCCTACATTTTGAGCATGCGCCCAAGTCTCAGTAGCCGGTGTATATGTTGCCCAAGTCAATGCGGCTGGTACTTCTGACCAGTTATTGATTAGCAAATCTGTCAGCACTTTAAGAATTTGTGTGCCGTCATGTGCTTTGGCAATTGCTGCACTCCACAGAGCTTTCGGGAGCCGTGATAATGCTCCCAAAGCCACAATTGAAATCATTTGATTGATTCCTTTCGATCCAGCCTGAGTCACTTCAATTGAAACGTCAGTAATTGAACCGCCAAATATGGGCACAAAAGTCCCTGTTGAGTCTTTTAATGAAATTGAAACTGAATCATTGATGCTGATATTGACTTGAGATTGAGTAACGTTATATAGCTGAAGATTACAATATCCAGCTTGTGCCTGCTCATAAATATTGGTTCTGCCACTAGAAGCCGTAAGATTTGCCATGACAAAATCCGCGTATTGCACGCCATTGATTTCAACTTCCCAAATTGGATTCCATAACGTCATCAGATCACCAATGCGGCTGCGCCGGATGTGCCTCGATAGTAGCTGTTGTTTAATACGTTGATAATGGATCGTGCTGTGCCTTCCGGATCAATAGCACCGGATACGTTTAAATTAATCACTGTATTTCCACCCAATTGATTATTTGGAGTGATAAATCCACTACTTGATGGCGTAAAGATTTCAGCACCCTTTTCACCAACTAAATATGACGTGCCTGCCATGACTGATCCGCCAGCTGCACGGCCACCGCCAAAGACTGAATCAATAACGTTACCAATTCCTTTAACTAAGGGATTTGATGCCACAATGGAAATTAGTGATCTTATTGCTCCGACTGCGCCATTGATGATATTGACCAAATTTGCAAATAATCCAATTACTACTGAAATGGCTTTGCCTATGACTTCAAGTGCCACGCCAAGCACGTTGCCTATAATTGGCGCAAGCGTATTTAGAATAAATGATGCGATGGCTTTAATTAAGGTGAAAAAAGGTTGAAGTTTGTCACTGTTGTCTTGGATGGCTTTGGAGATTGTTCCAAAGGCTTTCAATAGACCTTCCAAAATTGGCTGGAATGTGTCCACAATTCCCGGAATCAAAGTGCCAGATATAAATTCCCACCAAAATTGAAAATATGGAATTAAGTATTCTTTGAATACAAAAATAATATTGTCCACATAAGGTTGAAGTTTTTGTCCTAGAGTCTCACCAAATGCAATTACGTTTGGAATAACTGAATCAACCAGCAAACTGACCATCGGCTGAAGCGCATCTAAGACGTATGATCCAACAGCTTCTTTTCCTTCGCTAATACCTTGCTGAAGTCTGGCCATCTTGCCTGCAAAAGTGTCAGCCTGAACCGAAGCCTGACCCCCAAAGGTATCGGCCAGTTTTGCCGTGATCTCGTCCATAGACATGGTTTTGAGCTGTGCTGAGGATAATCCCACACCCAACTTCGCTAAAGCCCCGTAATTGCCCTCGTAGGCCTTACCAAGAGCATTTGAGACGGCTTCCAATGATTTGCCTGAGCCTGCTGCAATATCGATGGCGAGTGATTGCGCTTGCTGAGCAACTTCTAAATCTTTGGTTGCTCTGGTCAAGCGTTCAAACGATGGCCTTAAATCTGTGTCTGTTAAACCAAAAAGTAATTGTTGCTTTTGAATATACGCCTCAGTGGCGGCCACTTGGGTATCAGTTGCACCAGTGACGTTGCGCAAAGTAGTTGCGAGCTTGGCCTGAGCCTGCTCATCTTCAATGGCCGACTTAACGCCATCCACCAACAGTTTCCCGGCGTAGGCGGCTGCAGCGACACCAGCAGCGGCAAAAGCTGCACCGGCTATCTTGCCAAATTTTCCAATTTTATCGCCAAAGGTAGAAACCTCGACTGTGCCTTGATCTAGACTTTTTTTGAGTTGATCGATATCTCCAAGAATGGAGAGCTTTAACGT